CTACAGGATCACTCGCCCCCCAGGTGGCGACGGGATCAGACTTCCCCCAGTCAGCCATCAGCGTTTAATCCTCGGCGTGCCGTCCTGATCCAGCCACACCGTCCCTTTCGGCAAGGCGTTGTATTGCGCCTCAGAGACCGGAATGGACGGGTTTTCTTGCGTACCGGAAGGCGCCTTGGTTCCACGGAAGCGGCCAGCGGCGCGGCGTTGCGCCGGGCTCATGGCGCCGAAATCAGGCTTCACGGTAGATTGGCCAGCGATTCCCGTAACCGGACGCGCTGGCGCAGTCGCCGGGCGCGCAGTCGCGGCGGCCTGCGGCTGGCCCTGCGCTTCGGCTCCGAACCACTGACGCCAAGGCGTGGTCTTGCGAACGATAGTTCCAGTCTTGCCCGCCTCAAAGAGCGGGTTGGCCTCGGCATAGGAAGCCCACGCCTCTTCAGAGCCGAGAAGCGAGCCGCGACGCTGGATGTAGAAGTCCAGAAACGATGCGTAATCAGATTGGCGACGCCCGCCTGCTTCCAGAACCCCCGCAAGGGCTTGATTGGTCGGCCCCGGCTTGTCGATAGCCAATGTGGCCGCGCGATACATATCAACATCTTTGTCCGACATGGGGCCGGATCCGACCTCGCGCTGAGCCGGAACCATGCGCTCGCTAAGTGCCCGCATTTCAGACTTTTTGGGGTCCATCATTGAGGTGACGACCCCAATCGGCCCCCAGTCATCGAGGCCACCCGTCCCCACGTCTTTGTTGAGGTCAACGAACCGGCGAGCGTCGGCAGCGGCGGACGCGGTGGTGCGCGCCGCCTTGCGTTGATCCATGAGGTACTTTTGAACGTCGGCGGTGATCTTGGGAGCCGTGGCGTCGGACGTCATAAAAGCCGCACCAGGCGCGGTGGTGTCGTAGCCGCCCACCGGAACCCATTGACCACCGCGCTTAACGCGCTGCGAGCCGTCCGGCATTTCGATAACAGTGCCCTCGGGGGCAGTTTGAGCCGCCATTACCTCACCACCCTTGCGCCAGCGGGGACGTCTGAATAGGTGCTACCCATGCCGCCACCACCCGAGCGAGGCCGGGGCGGGGCAAATGCGCGCGGCGCCGGGCCGAAGGTCGCGACCTTTTTCCAGCCTTCCAGCGTGCGCTCATAGATGCCGTCCGGGCCTTCGACGTACTCAGGCTCCTGGGCCTTGTCTGGCGCCTCATAGGCCAGTTGCCCCGACATTTCCCCGTCACGGATCGCCACCACGCCCTGCGGAGTGTTCATGTACTTCACGCCGGGCTGTTCACCGCCAAGCGCCGCCAGAAACGCGTCCAGCGAGGCGTCATCCATTGGCGACTGGTCGATCTGCATCAGCAGATCGTCAGGCATCCCGAGCTGTTGCAGCGTTGGGCGGATCGTCCCCTGATAGACCTGCGCTCGCTGTTCGGCAGGCGTGCGGCGAATCGCTGTAGCCGCCTGCTTCAGGCCCTCGCGGCGCTGGTCCATGCCTTGCGCTTGCGCCATCGCCGTTTGCTGCTGACGCTGTTGCCCCATTTGGTCAACCCGCATCCCGCCCGTCAAATCGCCGCCACGGTACAGAGCCCCGGAGGCCGCGCCGTAGTCGCCTTGGGCAAGAGCGTTGCCAGCCTGCCCGGCGAGCCTGCGCTGTTGGCCCTGTTCAAAGGCGTCGATTGACGTCTGGCCAGCGGCGAGCGCGTTGTTGTAGCTGTTCCAGTAAGCACTCATCCGCCGAAGCCCCCCATTTTCAGAAAGGCGTTCTCGTAGCTCTTAAGCGAGCCCGCCAGACCGCCGTAGAAGCCCGACCACGCATTGCCCTTGTTTTGGTAAGCCGAAGACAGGTTGGCGGCGTTGTTCATCAGGGCGTTTTGGCTGCTGTTCGCGTACTGCGACCCGGCTTGCTGGTTGGCGCTGTTTGCCGACTGCCCGATGCCCGCAAGGCCAGATTGCCGGTTCCACCAGTCGCCGTACTCGCCCGCCGCCGTGTTCTGGGCATAGTCGGAAATGCCCCGCAGCGCCGAACCGGACTTCAGGAGCCCCGCCGTCGCCCGGTTCTGGTTGACCGCCTTCATGCCCTCCGACATGCGGAAATTGTAGTCGGGCGACGCCTCAAAGCCGGCCAGCGGGTTTTGCAGGCGACCGAGCGCGCCCACGCCAGCCTGGCGCCACGGCTCCTGATCGGCCCGCGTCTGGTTGAACATGCGCTCTTGAAGCGCAAGAGAGGCGTCCGTGGCCCGTTGGCTGGCTTGCGCGCTTTTGTCAGCCGCTTTGGACTGCTCTTTGGCGCCAAGCCATCCGAAGATACCGTCCGTGATCATGCCCATTGTCAGGTCGCCTTCAGATAGGTCGATTCAAGTTGGCGGTAGCCGTGACGCGCATACCAGCGCCCCGCGCGCTCATCGCCGCCGTGTGCGTTCATCACCAGAAGCCCGCCCGCCCAACGCTCACCGGCCCGGCGAAGATCGTCGCCCTGGCCGTCCGGAGCCCAGAAAAACAGTTCCGCCGTCACGGCAACGGCCCGGTTGAAGTAGAGCCCCACCTTCGTCAAACCCAGAAAGCCCGCATCCGACAGGAGGATCACCGCGCTATCCCTGTCGATCAGGTCCGCCGCAGAGGCCCGGAAACTCTCCGCATCAAACGGCACAAGGTCGGACCACAGGCTAACCGCATGAAAGGCCCGACCGACCTCGACAACGTGGCCAAGGTCTTCAGGCCCGGCCTCGCGGATCACGGCTCCAACACCTCAATGCGCTCTTCATGGTCCTGCTGTTGCGCGACAAGCTGCTCAAGAAACGCCCGCCAAACCTTCGTCATCTGGCCGGCGGCATCGAACATCGGTTCGCCCCAGGGCGGCAGCTTCGGCGTCATTCGTTCACCATCACGCCGTAAGGGACGAACAGCACGTCGTCGGAACACCGGAACTGCACCACCCGGCCCGGCGGGCGCATCTGGCCAAGCTGGAACCACCGCGCGCGAGGGTGATTGCCGTGGCTTCCAAGCTCGGCAGGCGTCCAGTCTGTCCAGCCCGCATCGTCGGTATCGGTGTAGCGCATCTCGACCACGGGAGAGGTTCCCAGCCCGCCCTCGCCGCGCGACACGTAAAGCTCCAGCCGCTTGCACCGCAGAGGGGCGGACGTCGGCAGATACACCGAACACTCGCGGATCAGCGCGTCCGTCCCGTCCTTGTTGGCCTCAGCATCGAACGTCCAAAGCTGGCCGCTGTTTGCGTCGCCATAGAGCCCGGCGTCGGCGCACTGAATGCGGAACGTGTCCTCGCCGTAGGAAGACCACTCGGCCCAGGTCTTTTCCCGAACGTCAAAGGCCACCGTCGTCACGCCGGGAATGTTCAGGACGTAGAAGCTACGCCCCTCGGTCGGAACCTCGATAGCCGTCGCAAGGCTGATGTCCGCGCATTGGGTAAGCAGGGCGTCGATGGCCGGCGTTGACACCACCTCCGCAACAGCCCCGGTTCGATAAACCTTCAGGTCCGTCCGGTCGGTCGCCTGTGACGTGCCGACGAAGAAAATCCCGTTGTCGATCCGCGCCGCGCTGTTTTGCGCCGCCGATCCGACGTCATAGCGCCGCCCGTCATAGCGTTGGAACGGGGCGGCGGTCGAAGACGTCGGCCCCCACCATTCCGTAGACTTCTCGCCGAAAAACAGGATGTCAGAGCCGAGCGCCTCAATCGACACCAGATCGTCGGGATCACTCTCCGCCGTGGCGAAGTTCAGATCGCCAATGTCCTCCGCGTCCGCAATCTCGGAATAGCGATAGCGCCCGCCGGTTCCGACCGCATAGACAAACCGCCCATTGGCAAACGCCACGTCTGACACCGTGTCGGCATCAGGCATGATGATCTGCGACACAGAAGCCCCGACCAGCCACGCCGCGTTTTCAGCGACGATCACCAGTTGCGTGTCCGACTGGGCAAACCGCGCCCGCGTCAGGCCCTGGATAATTCCGATGTTGGCGCCGTCGCGGTAAACCCGCGTTCCCGACAGGACATACCGATAGCCCAGATGGGTCGCGACGGCCCGGATAGGCCCAAGACCCACCGTTGAGCTGGCCACAAGGCCCGGCCTTGACCGCAGCGCATAGGGCGTCGGCCCCTCAGGCGTCCGCTCAACGTAGCTGTTGACCAGCCGGGCCTTGGGAAGACCCGCGCGACCATAAGTCTGGGTCGCGAGCGGCAGGAGAGGCACTAGCCCCGATTACCCCGAGCCTTGGCCGCAGCCGCGCGCGGGTTGTAACGCTCCATGAACACGTCACGGCCCCGTTGCGCGTTGGCCACAAGGTGTCCCGGCGCCGCAGTTTCGTATTGCGGGAACAGCACCAGGGCCAGCATGTCGGCAAGCGCGGTGTGGAAGCTGACGTGGAAGTAGGGCGTATCGGTCAGCGCCCAATCCTGTTCCAACGTCCATCCGGCGTCTTCGCGGAAGAAGTAGGCGGCAGACGCGCCGTTCGCCGAAACCGTGACGTTGGCCGATTGATAGGTTCCAACCGCCGTCGAAATCAGGCGATTGTTCGGCGCCACGGTCAGATTGTACGTCGCGAAGTTGGACGCCATGTCAGCGTACCCGATGCGCCAGCCGGGTTGCGGCTCCGCCGGGAAGGTCAGCGTTGCGATAGCCGACAGCTTCATTTGATACGAACCGCCGTAAACGCCAGTGGCTGACGTCGTGGCGCCGACCGCATCCAGGCGCGGGCCGATCTCGACCCCCATCATGGACCGTTGCAGGCCGTTCAGGGCGTCCAGCGCGGCTTGCGCCTGAAGGGGCGTCGGCTCGTGGCCAGCGTCCAGCACTCCCGCAGACCGCATGGCCTGCTTGATGATCTCACGGACCAGCATAGCGGTCTCCTAGTAGAAGGTGGCTTCCAGATCGCGCCGGGGCGCGTCATAGCGGCTGACAATGGCAAGGATGCCTTGGGCTTCCTGCCGGCGAAGTTCAGGGGTAATCGACACGCCGTTCTCTTCGGCAAGGCGCACCGCCAGCCGGGCCTCCAGACCCGCCCGATAGCGCCGTGACAGCGGGGCGAAGTCATCCAGGGCAATGCCCTCTACCGGCGTCCAAGCCGCATAGGCCGCGTCGTAAATGTGCGCCACGACGTCAGACGCATAAACTTCCGTGGTCATGATAACGGCGCCGTCCAGTGGCGGCCTTTGGCCACCCTCCGCGCCCTCATCTTCGACCGTCTGGGGATAGGTGATCGTTACCGCATCCTCGGTGTTGACCAAAATCCGGTCTTGCTCTTTGGCGCTATAATCAGCCGTCACGATCACGTCGTTGAACCGGCCAAACGCACCCGAGCCGATGAGGCCCATATAGACGTCCTGAAGCACCTGGAGCCCGCGATCCATCTCGCGCGGGCGCACCTCGTCCAGATCACGGGACACGCCCGCACGCCGAAACGCGGCCTTGATGATGTCCCGACAGGTCGCCATTCATGCCTCCGTTGGGCGCGGAGTTTCCCCCGCGCCCTTGGGGTTAGGTCGCCAGGTACAGGACAACCAGCGTCAGCGTGCCCGTGCCGCCGGCATTGGCCGGAGCGTTGAACACCGCCTGAATCGACGTTTCGGCGTCGAACGCAATCGGCCCGGTCGCCAGCGTGCCGTGAAGCGGGATCAGGAAGCCGCTTTCCGGAAGGTAGTTCGTCACGGCAGTGCCGTTCAGAACGCCGAAGTTGCCGAAGCCGTCCGGGTCAGCCGTGGCGCCGACGCCAGAGCCGCCGTTAGCCGCCCAGCCCACATCGATGTCCAGCGCAGCGGTGCCGGTGTCGATGTCGGTGCCACGAAGCCAGCCGCCGATGACCGTAGCGCCCGCCGGGATTTTGCAGGCGAAGAAGATGTCAGCAGCGGTCGGATTGGCGGTCAGAGTGAACGAACCCCAGGCGGCGTTGACAACGCCAGCCCCGGCAAAGAGCGTAGCGGGAAAGCCCGCCGTCGCGCGAGTGGAAGTCACGTTAGCCATTGATTGGCCCTTTCAGGTTGAGACAGGTGCGCTTTCGTGCAACATTGCGTTGGTTACGTAGCGCGGAGATTGACGTGGAAGAGTGGAAAGCGACCGTCGAGTTTCCCGAGGACTATGACATAAGCAGCGTTGGCCGATTGCGCCGCACATCGCCGGGTAAAGGGGCAACGGTCGGCCGTATACGCAAGGTTCGGCTACTGAACGGCTATCCTGCCTACTGGATCAAGATTGGGGGCGTCGTAACGGTGCGATACGCTCACCGTTTGGTTGCCGACGCTTTTCTTGGGCCAATCCCTGCTGGGATGCAGGTCAACCACAAGGATGGAAACCGCGCCTGTTGCGACGTGGCCAACCTTGAGATTGTGACCAATGGCGAGAACCGCGCCCATGCTTACCGGGTGCTGGGTGTGCCGCCCAACCGGGGGCCGGTTGGCTGCGATCACCCTAACGCTAAGCTAACTTGGGAGCAGGTTTGCGATGTCCGAAAGGCCCATAGCGACGGTGTCGGCTCGGTCGAGCTTAGCCATCGCTATGGGATATCTCGGCAGGGCATTTACCGCATAGTTACGGGAAAGGTTAGGCAGTTAGCCTAGCCCTACGAATCCGCAGCGGCTGCAAAGAAGCCGCTGACGATTCCATGTTGCTTACCATTGTAAGCCAGCTTCTTGACGGTCACGAGTTCCTCGATGGCGACGCCCGGACGGAAGGAATAGTCCTTCGTCAGGTCCGTCTTCATCATCGGTTCCTGACCCCAGGCGATGCCCACGGCCTGTTGACCGCAGAGGAACACCGGGCGAACGTCCGCCGAGGAGGCGCCAATGCTGTTCAGGCTGTAGGTGCCGGCGCTGGCGACGTCATCGATCTCAGGGATTTCCCGGTGGATGATGCCGTCATAGATCAGGTCGCCGTCCTGGAAGATCGGGTTGGCGCCGACGTCACGTTGGCGAGCCTCGCGGTTCGCTTGCGTCATCGTGCTGTCCGCCTTCAGGTCCCGGAACGTCCGCGAGCCGTGGAAGGCCACGAAATACTCGCGACCATCTTCAGAGCGGAACGGACGGATGTGCGGGTCCGCTTGCTTGGCGATGCGCTTCATCAGCGACATAGCCGCCGTGTTGCACTTGTCGTCGGTCGTGTCGAGCGTGCCGACCGCCGTCGCCCAGGTCGCCGAGTAGTTGCTTTTCAGCTTGCCAAACAGCAGGCGGTCAGCGTTGGCGGCGTTGTAGGCGTTGCGGTTGGCGGCGCTGGAAGCCGACATGGTGACAGTGGTGTCACCGGTCGTGACGACCGACAGCATGGCGGTGATGACGTCATCACGCATCTTTTCCGCTTCCCACTGCTTCAGCATGTCCTTGGCGGCGCCGAACAGATCGATCTCGGTGCGGTAGGACGTGCTTTTCGGGACGCGAACGGCGTTGCGACGCCAGTCAACCGACAGCGAACAGTTGTAGTTGCCCAGGTCCTCTTCCGCGCCGTCGAGAATCTGCGAACCGGTCACGCCGTTGCCGGTAAGGCGCAGGATGAGCGGGATGTTGATCGTCTTGCCGGCTTCGCTTTGCAGCTCGTACTTGGCGACGATAATCGAGGACGAGGAGCGGCCCATGTACGGCTTGAAGCCGGATTCACGGATGTACTCGGCGAAGTAGTTCTTGAGGTAGACCTGCTTTTCAGAGGCCGTGGCGAGCGTCACTTCAGACATTGGTTAGTTCCTGAAAACAGCGTCGAACGCGGCGCCGTCGTAGATCGGTTGCGCGCCGGGCTGTGAGCCTCCGGCGTTGGGAACCGATGCGATGGAGCGCGGCGGTGCGACAGGTTGGGGAGCGGCTTGCGCCTGTTGCTGGTTCAGCGGGTTGGCCTTGGCCTTCCACGCTCGAAATTGTTCGAGGTCTTCAGGCGTCACTTCGGCGAACAGTTGCTCGCGCTTGAAGCTGCTGACGACGTACTCGTAGGGGTTTCGATGGCTGAGGACTTCCTGCCGGAAAGCCGGGTTCGTGGCGTACTTGGCCAGAGCCCAATCCCGCGCCTGGTCCACGACACCTTCGCCGTGTTTGGAGCGGGCCATGTCCTCGCTGATGTCCAGCTTGACAGTGAGCGCGATGTTCGCGGCCTGCTCTTGCTGGAATGCGGCGAAGGCGTCCGGATCAGTGAAGAGGTCCGGGACTTCACGCTGTGCGCTGTACTGGCGAAGCTGCTCCTCAGCCGCCTGACGCCGTGTCCGCTCTTGCTCTAGAGCCGAAAGCGGAACTTGCGTCTGTTTGGGGGCGAAGCGGCCTTGATCGTCACGGATCGGCCCGCCTTCCGGCTGTTCAACCGAATGCGGTGCGGCTTCCTGCTGTACGGTCGGGGCTTCGACCGGCTCCGCAGGCGTGGCGACGTCTTCCGCCGAAGCGGAATCCAGAAAGTCCAGATTGTCCATGATTACCCTAGCGCCCTTGTCGGAGGCGTCCCGAAAATCGCCCGAAGCCCGGCGACGGCTGGCCTTTACGCTAGGCCCTGCGGAACGCCCGGTAGAACCCCGGCGGCGGGTTGCATCGACGACATGACGGCTTTGGTGGCCTTCACATGGCTGTCGAATACGGTTGTCTCAGCCTTGGCCGCCTTCAAGGCGGTGTCGGCCTGTTTGTTCTCGATCTCAGCCTGCATCCCAGCCTGGGCCAGTTGCGCCTGTTGCTGTTGCATCTGCTGTTGAGCCTGCCCGGCTTGCTCAGCACGGCCCTTGCGCTTGTCCATGACCTCGCGCTTGCCCGGCATCGCCGAGAGCATCAGGAGATCATCGAACGGCACTTCCTGCGGCCCGTACATGCGAGCCAGCTCGACAAGCGTCTCGAACTGCTCTTGCTGGACGTTGGCCGTGTCCGGCACGCTGTCCAGCATGATATCGACGTCCATCTGGCCAAGCTGGTTTTGCATCGACTGGACGGGGAACCCCATCTCATCGAAACCTTGCTCGACCTGGTTCACGCCGATGAACTCCGGGGCGCCCTCGTCATCCGTCACGCGGATGAACATCGGCGCCGTCCAGAACTGGCGAACGCGCGCCCAGATTTGCCGATAGATGCGAAGCTCCCAAGCCTCGACCCCGGCATAAATCACGGCTTGCTCAGTGAGCCCGGCCTGTTGACGCACAAGCTGGGCACGGCCTGAACTGCTTTCGCCCTGGCGCCCGAGAATGGCGGGGTTAGGCCCCATCCGCTCGATTTCCGCCTTCGCCTCGGCGAGGAGTTGAGCCTGACCAGCCGCAACGTCCGACGTCGGGACCTTCTGCCAGCCGAACGGGATCACGCCGTCAGGCTTGGCCGCTTCCGCCCTTGCCGTATTGCTGTCCACCTCGACCGCAGACGGATCGACCGCCTGAATCTGCGAAGCGTTCAACAGGTGCAGCAGCTTGGAGCGGCGCTTGTTGATTTCGTCCTGCGGCCCGCGCATGTCGCGCACGATGCCATAGCGATTGTTCTCCCGGTCCACGAAGCACGATTGCGCCTCGATAGGACAGGAGGGGATGCCCTTCTCGTTCAGGTAGCCGCTTTCGCCGGCTTCCAGCACGCCGCCCGTATGGAACACGCACCGGAACCAGCGATCACCCTCGCGATGGTAGATTTCCACCACCATAACCCGGCGCTTCTTGCGGTCGGTCCATGCAACCGTGTTGCTGGCGTCGGTCGGGCGATCTTCAAACGTGTCGTCTACAGTCCCGATAGAGCCTTCCAGAGCGTCTTCGATGCCCTTGGCGGATTGCGGGTAACGCGCCGCCACGTCGTCGGCATATTGCCACTTGGCAACGCCCAGGTATCGCGCGTCGGCGAAGTCCTCGCGACGTGACCGGGGATCGGCGAAGAACTCTTCGGCGTTGATGTCGGTGATCTTCACCTTCATGTCGCCGTCAACCTCGACGATGGCCGCGCCGGTCCCGCCGATCAGGTAGTCCCGCGCCACCCGGATCTTCAGGTTGTCAAACTGGTTATCGTCGGCGACGTACCGCAGCACCTTGGACGCCACGTCGGCGGCGTCTTCGTCACCAGGGTTGCGGGGATAGGCTCGCGGATCGGTCGCGCCCTGTTGCAGAACGCCAAGCGTCCCGTTGACCGCCG